TGTAGGTCTGGAACACTGATGTATCTAATTTACCACTTACAGCCTCGTTAATTGACTGTGTGACTGCTGTGGTGTCTGCCTTTCCACTTATTGCATTCTGAACATCACCACTAGTCTGGTATCCTTGCTCTGCAATACTCTCTGCAAGTGCATTTGTAGCTGCTGTGATAGCTGCATTTGTTTCACCAGTGGTGTAATAACCATCAAGTGAATGAATCGCTGTTGAATCTACAATATCATAGGTAGTTCCACTTAGTCTGATTTTATCTAATATAGCCATATTAATTTATATTTTCTGAATTTAAAATTAGTGTACTGCCTTCAACCTTTGAATAGTTGCCAAACATAGAGTTAGTCTGCAATTTGGTGTAATATGAGGAAAGCAATGCATTTGTCTCTTGCTTTGTGTATGTGTTTAAAATTGCTTCAGTATTGCTTGCAACTTGTGCTGAAAGAGCCTCAAGGTCTGCTTGATTTGCCTTCGTTGCAATCGCTTGCTGAATCATCTCCTCAACCTCTTGTTTGGTTACACCACTCACAGTGATTTCCTCAATGAGTTTGTCAACTTCAGCTCTTGTATAATAATAATCAGCATTTGCAAGGACTGTGACAGTTTGTTGGACACACCATCTCCTCAAATCCGTGTCTGGTTCAACCGTCATCACACCATTGCAACCCCACTGAGTCATTATATCATCATATACGTTATTGTCAATCATAATAAGCTTATTTAATTAAACATAATTTAGATGTTAACACGTGTCCAACCATTTGGTATACCACTTTCTCCTTTTGCCCAATTGGTAGATGATGGACATTTGAATGTACCACTTGCTGCAACTTCACCAAGCCAACCAATAGTACAATTTGTTGCACTTATGTTTGTAGCATAGCATGTCACGTCACTCAATGTCCTAGCACTGTAGAACATTCCACCATAGCATCCTTCAGACAAGTTAAGAGCTATAAGCTGTGGAGCTTTTGTTAACAAATAACATTGACCAAACATACCTTGATAGCAATATGGCGTTAGCACTGTTGCTGGAAGTACCAAGTTCTCTGCTGAAACTATATACTCATTCATATAGAATAAACCACTGAATATGTATGGATACATCAAATCTGTTTTGTCAGCAAAGAAATCATCATATAACAATGACATTATGTTGCCTTCAACATTAATCTTACAGATTGAATAGAATGAGCCAAACCTACCATAGTAAGAATTATGGTCAGTCTGTGATATTACATGACCTTTCCACATTATCTTATCTCCAACTGAAAGGCTAGTTAGGCTTGTTGTATATGGTGTCCATGTTGCACCACTATCCAATGAGTAGCTAACTTCACTTGTACATCCACTCCAATTTGAGAATGAAATATAACCATCTTCTGGGACTTCCAATACCTCAAATGTCAAATACTGTTGGCTATAACCAGTTGGTGTTGGAGGTGTAGGTGGTGTAGGTGTTCCACTTATTGCAGCCCATATTTCTTCAATTTCCTCATTTATCCTATCGATTGCATCAATCAAGTCTTTTATATCTGCCTTGCTGTTCCAATAAGCCTTTTCCTCTGCCGTTACGTGAATGTCTGTATTCGCTGTATGGGCTGATATGATTGCATCTTGTATGGCTTGGGAATCACTAATCTCAGTCTTTGATGATGTCTCACTCTTCAGATATACATCATCACTGTTTGCTTTTCCACTAATGGATTGGTCAATCATTGTTTGAACATCACCACTTGTCAATCCACTTATGGATTCAACCTCTGCTGAAACAGCTTGCAAATCACCACTTATGGTTATCACATCTCCACTGATTGTCTCGATGTCTTGGTTTATGCCACTTATTGCAGCATCTATCTTTTCATCCACCTCTTCTGGTGTTATGCAACAACCACTAGTTTCACCACTCTCTATCTCTTCAAGCATCTCATCAATCTGATGCTTGGTATAATAGTTCTCAATGGGTGCTAGGACTGGAACACAACAACCCATACCTATGCTATATTTTTTTGGTTCACAATTACAACTCATAATAGATTATATTTTAATAAACATAATTTTTACTTCCTTATGATTTGGATTTTTATCCTTTCCTTCGTTGATGAAAGCTTCTTGAAAAGAGCATTATATGTTGCTCTACTATCTAGCACCTTTCCAACCTCCTTGTTCTTGCCCACAATCAAGCATCCCAATGTGTCCTTTGCAGTATTCCCACTGTGTATACGAATGCCACTGTAGCCCTTTACATTAAGTATTAGAGGCATATTCTTCTTGTACTTGGGACTGTATGTAATAACAACATCATAAGTGCCACTAGGGATTGCAGTCTGACCATAAATCTTTTTCTTGATAATCTCGCTCTCTGACATTGAATCATCAAGACCCCTATCACAGTCCTCAATAACATCACACTCATATATGCCATCGACATAAAGCTTACCAATGGTATATGTTGGCTTAAACGCTATCCTTTTCAGTACTAGTTTCATCTTTCTTCTTGATTATATAGTGATTGTCCAAATGTATAGTTCCAAATACATGCTGGCCATAGCTTATGCCATTACTTTCAAAGTAATATGGCTCTGGAACTGAATACTCAATCACTCCATTATATATCTCCTTCTTCGTAATTGGAGCATTATACTTTATATTGTCAATCATTTCACTTACTTCTCCTATAAATTAAAATTAACTCCAATGCCAATGTATGGTTGGAACTCCCTGTCCTTTAAACCAATACCATAACCACCTTGAAGTCCAATCCCAAACCTATCGAAAAACGTCCTTTTCTTCTCAATGTACTTGGTTACTTCCACAGTACGTATCTCTGTATGTGTATTAAGACGCATTTTAAGGCTGTCTAACGAGGTTTCAACACCACTGACATATATTTCCACCTCAGCTGTGTCTTTGTCGCTCACAAACGATTTCTGATAGGTATTTTGGGTTCTTTCAAGAACCATTGTATCACCATTTTCCTTGAAAACTGTGTCTCGTTTAAGGACTTTGATGTATTTTGGCTTAACAATGGTGTCTGTGAAGCTGTCTGTATGCCATTTAAACTCCACTTTCTCGATTGTATCAGTCTTAATGACCTCTTTTGGATAATTCTGGATACACCATATCATTCCAATCAAGATGCAGAGTGATAAAAGGACTAAAATTACATAAATTAGTGTCTTATTGTTCATCTTCATCAATTGGTACTTCATCGGTTGGAATACCAGACCTTATTTTTTGTCTTTCTAGAGATAATCTCTCCATTTGTGCAATATGCTTGCTAATATCTGATTTCATCTGCCTTGATTCTGCTGAAAAATACATTGAAACACCAAAAACAGCAGATGCATATGTCAGTGATTGTCCAAGAATCCACAGAATAGACTGTTCACTCAATAGAAGAGGAACAAAAGCAGCTATACCAGTAAGCAGCCACCCACATACAAAAGCCACACAAGCACTTACAATAGCCAATTTCTCTTTAATGTTTAAGTCTTCAAACTTAGTTTTCATCTTAAATTAACGCTTTTAATAAACATAAGAAAAAAAGGAGGACTATTAGCCCTCCTTTTATACATTTTTCAATTATGAAACAAACTCAATTAAGAGTTACCAGTTACCACGTTGATAGCTGCTGTAGCCAAAGGAACAGCACTTTCAGTAACGTTACCAGTTAGAGTAACAGTAATACCGTTGGTATCACCACCACCAGCTACAGACTGTTCTGAAGCCTCAAGACCTACTGTACGACCAAGAGCAAGATACTCACCATCAGCAGTCTTTACAACAACGAAGAATCTACCAAGTGCCAATGCATCAACTGGACATACCATATCCTTGTCATACTTACCACTCAAGTTGAAGGTAAGAGTATGAGTACGATACTTGTTACCATTGTCCTCAACAACAAGTTCATCAGTAAAAGTTACTGAGTTCTTTGCTGGTTCAATGTGATAGAACTTTGCAGAACCGCTAAGAGTAATACCAGTTACATTTACACCACTTGTGCAATCGTATTCTACTGGAGCAGCAGTTACATCAGCAAAGTTTGCAACGTAAATGTCTTTAACCTCTGGCAAGCTGTATCCACAAGTATTGGTCTTAAGCAAATCCTTATTAAGATTACAAGTAATAGCCATAATATTATAGTTTTTTTAAATGATTATTTTTTTTTTAATGGTAGCGTAACCGTATTGTTACGCCACCAAAACATCAAGTGTTATATATAGTGTTGACAAATGAGTCAATTAAGCACCGTATACAAACAACTCTGGCATTATGATACCAACTGCAATGTTGCTGATTGCAAGAACACGGAACATGTTATCACCAGTAGTGTCACGCATGTTGATGAGCTTGTACTCAAGATGAGAATCATAAGTATCAAATCCAAGTACCAAGTTTCTAGCTGGACCAAAGATAACCTTGTTCTTAGAAACCATTGAAGGAACAATCTCATATCCCATTACGAAGATACGACCATTCTCTCTACCATAGTTTGCAAATCTGTCGTTGATATTGTTACCGCAGCAAAGTTTGCCAAGAGCGATTTCCAATACTCTAACGTCTGCATGGTTCATAAACACTTTGTAGCCCTCAGTGTCAACCTCGTTGGTGTTTGCAAGCTCAATACCCTTAAGGATAATAGCCTCAACTTGCTCGATGATGTTAGCAACAGTGAAAGCAGTTACAGTGTACTTGTTAGCTGCTGGAAGAGCTGCCATCTTCTTCTCGATACCGTCAGTTGCCTTCAAGTATACCTTTGTGCTAGCTGTACGTGCGGTGTCACCCTGCCAGAAAATCTCCTGATATTCCTTAGACATCTTCTGACGAAGCTTGCCAAAATACCAATCACCAAAAGTCTGAGGAATACCGCCTCTTAATGAAATCTCAGTCTGGTCTACAAGGAATGTGTTCCAGAATGTGTCATAGCAGTTCTCTTGGTTAACCTTGATTGCTGCTGGCTCAATGAAGCTCTCTGCAAGAGATGCAGCACCAGCTGGGGTGAATGGACAAGTGTAAACCTGCCATGCATCACCAATCTCACCAGTGTAAAGCTTGGTCTTACCCTTTACGCCATCCATGAAGCTGATACCATACTGACGAAGGTCAATGTCATATACGTCCTTTGAAAAGATTTCTTGTGCTTCTTTTCCACAGTATGTCAAATTACTTAAATCAATGAAATTAGCCATATTAATATAGTTTATTTTAATTTAGTTATTTTTCGTTTTAATAAACATAATGTTATTTCCGTGAACTTACAGATACTTAGCCATTTGCTCCCTCCAAGCACTGTATGTATCACTTGGACTTGGTTTTGCATTCGTGTTGACTGGCTTCGTTGAAGGCTCTTTTGATAACTCCTTCACCTTTGTCTTCAAACCATTGTTAAGCTCCTTCAAAGCTTCAATCTCTGACTTCATGCTGTTGATGAGGTCTTCAAAATGCTTTGCATTGTCATTTGGCTCATTCTGAGGCTCTGTGGCCTCTTCTTTTGGCTCTGGTGGAGTCTCAATAGGCTCTTCAGTTTTTGGAGCTTCTGTGGGCTCTGGAATTGGTTCTTCCGTTGGTGTCTCAGTTACGGTTGGTTCAGAAGGCTTCTCCTCTGCCAAATCTTCCATTGCGATTGGCTCAATTGGCTCAATCTTTGTCTCTTCCTCTTGCTTGGTCATTGAGACTGAAGCAAGAACTTCCTTAAATGCGTTCTTAATTTTATCAAAGAACATCTCATCTGTCTTTATTTCCATATTATCGTTATTTTGTTTTTCGAATTCCTCAAGTCTGATTGCTGATTCAACAGAGAATCCCTTAAGCTCTCCAGACTTCACCTTATCCCATACCTCAATGTTGTTAACCTTCATTCCAATCATCCACGTTCCTTTCTCAACATTGAAACCAAGAGCATTTGCCTTGTCCTTGTATGGGTCTTCAACAATCCAAGACTCACATACAAACACCTCATCAGCATTTGTCTCATGCTGGAGATTAACCTCATGCTGCTTGTAGTTCTTCAAGAACTCTTGGGACATCTTTGATATTGATTCCTCACTGAAGTTAATGTAGAACTCTTGCTCTCCATTGTTTCTGTAAATGTCCTTGTTTGGGATTAATGCTGGTCCATAACAGATATGCCTCTCATCACTTGAAAGCTTTATCTCCACTTCCTCGTTCTGCTTTTCCAATGCAACATAATCAACCTCAATGGCTGGTTCCGTTACCATGCTTATCTTATAGGTCTCACTGTCCAAACCTACCTTATATTTCTTTATCTTTTTAGCCATAGTAATAGATTACATTTAAATAAACATAATTTTACTTCAAGTCCGTACAACTTTAGTTGTTGGAGCTGATTATTTCAGCTCCGTGCATTTACGTCTAGTTGAGTACAGCTCCTTCAATGGATTTGGATGATTGAGTTCAGCTTGCTTACAGCAATCACAGTTGCAGTTGCAAGGATTTGCAAGAGGGAATGATTCAAGATGCTCACATATCCATTTCTTGCAGAAATCCTTATGTGCTTCAAGCTGTTTCCTAATATGCTCTTGATAGAATGCAAGGTCTTTCAATGATGCTGACTCAGAATTATCACTCTTTCCCCTTGTAAGACCAATCTCAGATGCATGAAGCCATATGGTAGGAAGAGCTTCATATACAATGGCACAACCGAGATAAGGCCAGATGGCTGAAACAAGAGCTGTTGCATTCTCCTCTGAAACATTATTCTCAATGACTTGCTCACAGAGTTCATCATACCAGTCATATCCAAGGATTGGAAGAATCCATATCTTCTCAGCAATATCAACGTAGTTCAATATCTCATCATAATTGTAATTGATGGGCAAAATTGAATATTTTGCAATGTTGGATTTATTGATTATCATCTTTCTTAGCGTTTATTTCTTTTATTTCATCAGCCCACATTGGGTCATCTGGGTCTTTACCCAAGTTATAGAGGGTCTCAAATCCCTTCCTATCACCTTCTACAAGGTATACATAGCCGTTTATTCGCTCTGTTCTAGTCATTTCTCAACCTTTTCCTCAATGTTATTTTCATCAATATCCTTTTCATCAACCTCAGTACTATCAGTCCTCTCTTGAACATTTGCATCGTTTCCAAAGTCATTGAAAGATAATGGTTTCATTATAATCTCAGTGTCAATACCGTTCATCTTTAACATCTGATTCAATGTTCTGATAACAGCCATACGGTTATAATTACCAGTCAATTTGTTATATAGCTGATAAGATACCTCCAACTTGTCTGCTTCAGAACTGAAACCACTGTTGCCAATGTCTGGCATTCCAATCAATGCAGCATTAGGAATCTGATGTGCTGCAAGTATTCTGTTGATTACCCTTTGATTTGCATCAGCATAAAGGTTTACATTACCAGTTGAATTGGTGAATGGTGTGTATTCTACTCCCTTATCCTCTAGATTGTTTCTGAAGGTAATCATCACTGAGTTTGCATTATCTGAACCTTGGAACATCCTTGTGACGTTATTAATGATTGCTTGACGCTGTTCATCAGTCTCTACCTCTGGGAGTGTCAACACACCACTTGGAGCAAAACCATTAACGATATTCTTCAAGTCATAATTGCAATACTCAATCTCAGCTTGAATTGCCTTTATAGCAGCAGCATAGTGAGGCTGGGTATAATATGTCATAGTTGGACTGTAAGTGCGATATACGTACAAATAAGGCTTTCCCTTTTCAATCTTGGAATCTTCCCTCATATCCAATGCATCAATCTCAAATGGAGGATTCTGACCCAATGCAGTCCAATCATTTGAAATCCAGTAACTTGTTATCTGACCATCCTCATCATATTCACCCCAACGAACCTTATCCAATGGCATATGCCAAAATGAATAGGTCTTTCCATCCTTGTTCATAATCACTTGAATTGCATATGAACCATAGAGGATATAATCCATAGCAAGGGACTTAATAACTTCATCCCATGTCTGGGCATAATTTGGTACAACCTCATCACCATTAAGCTTCATCTCTTCAAAATCAACACCATTTCCAAGTATTGACTGGACAGCAAAGTTAACTGAACTTCTATGAGTTGGGGATTGGTTGTATAAATCCAACAAGATATTGGGATAATTGTTCTTAATTCCCCAATTAACCCAACTAAAACCACTCTTCTTGGTAACTGCACTACCCTCAATCTGCTTTTCAAACTTGGTAAGATACACATTATTTCCTCCTTGTATCTTAGGTTTATTCTTAGAACCCACTGGTCTACTCATATTTCTAGATAGATTTTAATAAATTATTGATAGATTTAAATAAACATAAATAAAAATGGGATTATTCTCACGAACCATCCCATTTTCTAATAAAATAATAAGAATAAATATTTAAAAAATTATAGCAAATTTACCTATGTTTCATTGCCTTTCTCCTGTTCTCTTGCCATTTGTCCTCTTGTTCCTCCATTTCTGACTTCTCAATCAAGTATGTCATGTATTGGAGATAATCACTCAGATAGATTTGATAGATTTTCTCAACTTTTTCAATCTTCTCATCAGCAATCTCGTAGAGAGTCTTGACAGTTCCCCATTTTTGCGCAAAGTCTCGATATTCTGCTGAGTGAGGTCTAGTGCTTCCTCT